TTGTAGCTGCTGACTGATAGCCAGTGTTTGACGTATTATCATCACTCCAATTAATTTTATTTTTAATCCAGTCAACCGCTCGATTAATCATTTCTGGTAGTTTGATTTCTGTTTCTATCGTTATTTTTGCCGAGGCAATTTTCGTATCATTGCTATCTTTTGATGTCTCTCCATGCATTTTGACAATGGCAAAACGACTGTTTGACGGAGGATAATAACTAAAAACATCAAGAGGGTATTCGCAAGCGTGAAATCCACTTTCGCACTCCTTGACCGCTCCATCATGCTCAAAAGTTTTACCTATTTCGTATTGATAGTCTCGGCATTTAAGATTTTCATCAAATCCTTTGTATGCAATAATTTCTTTGTTTTCTTTTTTCATTTTTTCACCCAGAAGAAAACCGCCTTATTTGGCGGCCTCAATCATTTTTAACACTCGGCTTTTGCTTTCTTTTACAAATAAACTCTTTCCGTCTGTTGTTGATATGAAAGAGTTATCATCTACTGGCTTAATGTAAAAAATACTATCAGCACAAACCTGTGTCTTTTTAAGCCCCTCGATAAGGGTAAGTGTTATTTCTTTACCCATAACTCAGAATGGAATCCCATCTGAAAAATCATCTTGTTCAGCCATCGCACTTAATGGCTCTGGCTTTGATTTGCTCGACTTAGCTTGTTGTTTAGGCTCATCTTGGCGACCGCCTAACATCTGTAAGTTATCGCCTTGAATTTCGGTAGTGTATCGGTCTTGTCCGTTGCTATCTTGCCATTTACGAGTTTTCAATCGCCCCTCAATGTAAACTTGTGAGCCTTTGGTAAGATATTGACCTGCGATTTCAGCAAGTCTGCGGTAGAGTACAATGCGAACGTATTCAACATTTTCTACAATGTTTCCATCTTTCGCCTTGTATTTCTCGTTTAAGGCGATAGAGAAATTAGCCACTTGCTCACCGTTAGGCATTGTTCTAATTTCAGGGTCTGCGGTTAGGTTGCCGATAAATAGGCATTTATTTAAACTAGCCATTCTGTTGTTTCCTTATGCTTTTAAATTATTGGCACAAATATCGTAGAAAGAATTGTATTCATCGATTAAATCTGGGTGATTTGTTTCAATCCACGGCATTTGTTTTGCGTAGCGTTCTTCAAGCTCTTTCTTGCTTCCGCACTCTTTCAAACCAGCTTTTAATTTATCCAAGATTGATTTATCTTGAATAGCATTCACATTCTGCTGGGTTGATTTTTGAGAGGGTTCTTGTGATTTTGTCTTTGGGGTTTCTTCACTCACTGGCAAATCTTCGCCTGCGTAAATGTAATGCCCAAGCCCACACATTGCGATTGTTTTCGCAAGGCATCGCATAATCGCCTTATTAATATCCGTAGCGGTTGGGTTTTTAATGGACTTGTTCAAATGATCCATTACAGGCAGCCACATAAAGCGGCTAAACTGCTCATCGCCATCTTTAATCGTTAGCGTTACCGATACCATCACAGATTCATCTGGTAGAATTCTATCTTGATGAATTTCGTAAACACTTTCAGGAAAATGCTCCATAAGCACTCCCCAAGCCCAAGCCCAAGAAAGGTATGTTAGAGCATATTTCCCAGTGCCTTTTGTTTCTGTTTTATCGTTCACGTTAATCGCACTTAATAAATCCCACGCTCTACGTTGTAACGATTGTTTTTTATCAGCCATTTCTACACCTCAAAATTCATTCGTTTATAAATCGCTCGCACTCGCTCAACATCTTCCGCACAATATTCAGCAACTTCATCAATGCGACCATCTTGTACCGCTTGCCATACCTTAGAGCCGTCAATATCGCCTTTCTGCTCAACATTAAGCGCTTGGCATAGCTTATTAAGACTTGGTTTCGATTCTCGGTTATATCCGCACCATTCCCACATCGTATCGTAAGTGTTTCGCTTATCCATCTTGTAGTATGGTTTCACACCGTTAATAATGCAGCGCTGCCACAAAAATAATCCGTCAAAACTCGTTACGTTATGCCCAATGAATACTGGAACTGTCTTGCATCGGTTAGCTTGTTCTTTTAGCCAATTATTAAACCGTGTCAGAATGTCTTTCTCACGGTCTTTAACTTGCCAATCATTACGGTAGAATGTAACTACTTCGTCATCGTTAATAGCCGCACTAATCACCACAACTTCACCGAACGCACCGTCTAAGGAAGTATTATTAACAGCAAGCTCTTTTTTTTCTTCGAACCATTTGTTAATCGTTTCTTCATTCTTATAGTTTGCTGGTGGCTTAAGGTTTTCGCACACAAAATCTTGATGCTCTTTGTTTTGTGTTGGGATTGTTTCAATATCAAGATAGATTTTCATTTTATTCACCTAAAATGGCATTTCTTTGTAATAAAGCTCAATGATTTCTTTTGCTCTTTGTGGGTCGATGATTCCGCTCATTAGCCAATCTTGAAATTCATTCAATTTCCGCTCTCGTTCTTCTTTGAAGGTTTCGTCTTTCTCTTTACGGTTAATCATTGAGGATATATCCATTCCTGTAATCCTTTTCTAATTGCCCTAATCTATCTTCTGCCATAGCAGTTAAGATTTTGATTCGCATTTCTTCAAAATCATTTCCGAGTGCGATAGCTTTCACGAATTCATCATCTTCAAATGCTTTTTCGCTAAACTTCCAAAGCTCTTCCGTGTCACCGTTTGAAATATCTTCTTCGATACACTCAATTTCACGCTCTACCGCCTCGTTATACGCATCTTCGGCACAACATCTACGGTCGTAGTCGTTAAATGTTTTGCGTTCCCAATCCGCTATTATGCTCATTTATCAAGTCCTCAATCTTGTTAAAGTATTCTTCCAATTCGTCAAACGTAGAGATTAAAGCCCTGCGACCTTGCCACACTACATATTTAGGCGGTGCAAGCAATCCACTGTGAACTACGCTTTGTTTTGTGTATAAACGGAATTTAAACTGTCTATTCAAGTCCGCACTTGTAAAATACACTTGCTTTTCATCTTCCGACTGACTTAATCGTTGTTTGGTATAGTCCTTAAATAACTCCAAAGACCGCACCCAAGACTTCATCATTCGAGTTCTGCCAGCCTTTTTAACCTTATTACTATTAACCTTAAGCTTTCTCTGTTTCTGCCCGTATAACGGCAATCTGGCATCATTCATATTGTTAAACCGATTGATTTGTCGATTAATCAGCAATATTGCGTTTTTCTGTGAGCGTTGTGGATAGGTAGAGTGGTTAATCACCCCGTTAATGATTAGACTTGCGATAAAGAACCCGTTTTCTGTTTCAGTAATCTTAACTTCTGATGCATATCTAGTTCTTGGCATCGTCTAATTCCTTTTGTTTTTGTTCTGTATAAGCTAAGGCCTCTTCTTTAGCTGGCTCAGTTAGATTTGGTTGGTATTGCCCATTCTCGGCAAGCCATTGAATTCTTGCTTGTTCACGCTCTAAGGCTGTCGGCTCGCTTGCGAAACAACAAGAAATTCCACCAACCAGGAAGGCGACAAACATCGCACAAGCAATCTTTGTTAAAGGGCGTGCGATTTCTGCGAATGTATCAGTAAATTTTTCCATTTTTGTTTCCTTTTTAATCAATTTAGTGAATTTAGGGTGTGAAAATCCGCCACACGGTAAAGTGCGGTCGGATTTTCCGTTGTTTTTAGAAGTCGATTTTGACTGCTTTTGGATTAAAGCCTCGCAAGTGTTTTAATACACGCCAGTTTGTCATTGGGTCGATGTTAAAATCGCTTGTGATGCGGTTTAAGATTTGATTGGTTGAGCGTAGTACGCTTAAATATTCGTAAGCCTGTCCGTAGATTTGCCCGCTCATGTTCGAGCCTAAAACGTTAAAGGCTTTTTCGATATGTTGGAATGTACCTACGCCACGTTTGAAAGCAAACCATAACCAGGCAAGCTGTTGCAATTCATACTCGGTAAATTCAAAGGTGAATTTCTCAGGTTCTGGCAAGGAGAGCTGTTGTGGTTGGTTACGGTGCATTGCTAAGAACGCACGGAGCACCACCAAATGAAACTGTGGGCTAATCCACATTTCATAGGCAATGACAAGCTCCTCGCAAGCGTAAGTACCTTGAAAGTTGCCGCCTCGGGAGAGATTCGAACTCAACTATCCTCCGGTTATGAGCCGGTCGCTTTTACCTATTAAGCTACCGAGGCAGTTTACCGTCTCTCCGGCTGTCACGCTTGTAGCTGCGTTTGCTAAATTAACCAGTCCGTGGGCTTGTTTGCCATTTCCCCGACTGAACTCGTATCCTATAAGGGATTGCTTAAAGATATAAACAGCGCTGCCATTGACCTGCCAACCACATCTCTTCGGTTAAACACGCAGTACAGTTTTCTGCTCTGGGGTTACTCGACTTAAATCAGCCGATAATTTATATCCCGCACGAGACCAAGTTTTTAAAGAGCATCGAGATGTTTATGTGTATCTCGTTTTGATGGGTATATTAAACACGATTTGTGTTTACTTGTAAACACGCTAAACACAAAATCTTTCATATTTTTTGTGTTAAATGTGTTAAGTGCGTGTTTTTAAACACAATTATTTTTTTAAAATCCTGTTTGTTTGCTTATTTTTTAATCAAAATTTAATTAGATATTGGTTAATAATGCGATTTTTTCTCGGTTTTTTATCGTTTTTGCGATCTGTATCGTAAAATTTAATAGCCAAAATAGACCGCACTTTTGCTTAAGGTATGATTGCTAAGAGAAAAGGAGGGGTTATGAAAGAAAAGTTTAAGTTGTGGCTAATCTCGCTAAATTGCGAAGGCATCAATAGCTTAGGGGTTAATGAGATAGTGTCGCGCGTAGATGAAGAGTTGAGGATTGTGCGTGCTAATGAGCAGGAGAGGATTGTGCTAGAGGAGTTGATTGCGGAGTTTAAATGTTAATAAAAAACCGCCAATGAGGCGGTTTTAGAGCATTATTTTGAAAAGCTACAACGTCGTTTGTCAAATTTGTCTTTTAACAACAATAATTTTTCCGTTGATGCGGGTTTTGGTAGATTATTTCTAACATTACTGCGTTTCTGAGCTCTAGCGATTTTATCTTCAAAGTATCTAACAAATAACTCATAATCAGGCTTGGCGTTAGGGTTTATTTTGTAATAACTAATTTTCCCATAAATAGCGCATAGCCAGTCTGCACACTGGATTGTCTGATACAGCTTACTATCTACTTGCATAGGTGCCTCAATAAGTTGGTATCGTCCATTCTGATGCATCTCGTATATTGATTTTTTTACTAAATCTGCGCTTCCTTCACTATCATCCATAAATATCAAAAATTGAGCGTCTTCAGAATGAAATTCATCATCTAATCTTTTTATTATTTCGGTTAGACTAGATTTGTAAACTTCTTGTGGATTGTGTTGTTTAGGGTTTCTAAGTTTAGCTTCACCAACATAAAACAAAAATCCACCTTTAGATGTTATTCTGTTGATTATTCTTGATGTTGAGCGCACTAAATAATCTTTGTATTTTTTTAAATTTACTACAGAATATTGCTGCGACCCCTTTTTCTCCCAAGTGGATAACTGAAATCTTTCGCCTTTTTCTTTAGCATTCTCTTTGGCTTGTTTTATATCAAAATTTTCAAACAGATTGAGCTTTAATTCAAAGAAAAATGAAGAAAATGGACGCACTGCATTAATGGGAAGGACAAACCCACCAAGACCAAATGCTGGGTGAGTATTATGTTTTGGGTGAGTTGATGATACATATGGCCCTATATGACCAAATTCATCAAGATAAACTATATAGGTTTTAGACATAATGTTTTGTTTCCAAATACACGGAAGCCCAATCTAAAAGATTGGGCCCCGGAATCAGCAGCAAATATAACATTTCAGCCATATCTGCTTCTGACCGAGAATGTTAAATTGACATTTTTAAAATGTCAAGGATTTTTCTTGAGATATTGCTTGTTTTATCGCCAAACCACATTTCCACTCCACGCTATAACGCTTCGACACGCTATCTTGCTACACCAATAATACGGATTTCTTGGTTGAGCGAGCTTAATGTCGGGAACATTGAATTAAGTGGCGCAAGTTCAAAATGAGCTGTACCATATTCATTGCGTGTGCCAAGCCCTTTGTTTTTCGCTCATTTAATTTCCTTAGGCGTAACTTCGCCAACTGTCATCAAAAAATCAATTTTTTCGTTAATATGCTCGATCCTTTCCAGGAGCAATTTATTCTGTTCTTCGATCCTGTCTAGCTGCGTAAACGCCCCGAGCCTACCAGTATATACTGCCTGTTCCATTCGATTAATTTGCACCTGTAGATCCGAACTTCCGTGCCCCTGATAATAATTATTTGTTGTCATCGTGGCTGCGGTATTTGTCGCTACGTTTGAGTGATTATATCGAGGGTTTTCAAATTTTGATTGTCCACCTAGATTAGGTTGCCAATCATCGCCGAATTTTAATCTATCAGCGCTAACCTCAAGGGCAACAGCAAACAGATCTATGTCTCTCATTGTTAGTTGCACCTCGCCATTCTCGAGGTCTAATACATCTTTTTCGCTCACGCTTAGGGTCTTGGCTAAATCAGCAATAGACAATCCCTGTCTTTCTCTTTCGGCTTTAATTCGTTTAGCTACTGCTCGCATGGTTGGTTCCTCGGGTTTGGTTATTTTTTAAAGTGATACAACGTCAATATGGATTGTTTTGATAAATCTGCCGACAAATTTTGCCGTTTGGCAAATCTCGTCTGTTATATCTTGCGGGTCGTAGTCCTTATTGTCTGAGTGCAATCTATACCCACCACCAACAAGCTTTTGTATACGCTTGATAAATAGCGCGTTATCTATCGAAAACGCATACACGCCGTCTCCGTTGTAGTAATTAATATTGGTATCCAAAAACACCCAATCGCCTTTACGGATTGTTGGCTCCATGCTGTCAGTTGGGACGTTCACAATTTTGATTCCGGCGGCCGACTTACGACCGATGATCTGCAATAACCCCTCATCCGACAAAAACAGACTTGATACTATCTCTGGATAGTCTGAGTTTTCAAACCCTGTCAATCCTGCCGCCACTCTTACGTCTAAATAATCTATGCGGTGTGTATGGCTTGCGTCTTGTTCCGGTTGCGCAACTAACCCCGCCCCATGGTTAATTTGGTTTGCGGTTGTGATATTTACGCTTGATCCGCTAATTGTTTGATTACCAATGTTTGTACTTGCGTAATTACCCGACACAAGTTCATCAAACGTCATCTCAAGCGCTTCAGCAATCGACCTTAAATCGTCTGTGCCAATATCTCTAACACCCGCCTCATAGTTACCGATTCTTGACTGCCTCCATCCCAACCGATCAGCTAATTGTTGTTGACTCAACCGCAATTCACGGCGGCGGGATTTGATTTTTTCGATGATTTTGCTCATGTCAATCCTCCTTATCAAATTTACCACCGATTATATAACACGCATTGTGTTTATTTAAACAATAAAAACACTTGCAACCGTGTTTAAAGTGTGTTTATAATTAACACGTAAGCTGTGTTAAGCGTGTTAAAAAAGGAAGGGTATGAATAAATTACAAAAATACAGAAAAAAAACAAAACGAAGCCAAGCTGAGTTTGCGAAAGAGCTTGGTTGGGGACAATCAAGAATCGGAAATTACGAAGCCAATGTGCGCGAGCCAAATATCAGCGCGGCGCAAAAGATTGTTAGTAAATTAAATGAGTTAGGCGTTACTTGCTCGCTTGAAGAAGTATTCCCGTCCTAGTGACGGCAATAAAAAAAACCACGGCGGCAACCGTGGCAATTTAGGAAAAAATTAACATGGAAAATATTAATCAAAACGAGACGACAAGTCAAACACAATCAGCACAGATTTTAAAAGCACTCAAAAACGGCGAAAGATTAACGCACTTAGATGCGGAAAAACGTTTTAACTGCTTACGTCTTGGGGCAAGAATTTATGACCTAAAACAACAGGGTCACAAAATTGAAAAGCAAATGATAGTGGTGCCAAGTGGTAAATGTGTAGCTGAATATAGATTGGTGGCCTGATATGGAAAGATTATTCTCACCCGAATTTGTAGCTACCTTAGACGATAGAGAGCGAATCCTAGCATACGAGGCAGTTAAAAGAGATTTAAGAGAGCGAAACGCAAGCCAAGAAGAATACGACAGAGTAACAGATCAAGCGATTGAGGAATTGGAAATATGAAACCGTCAGAAATGCTAAAAAATACAGGTAGAGTGATTGCATACCGCCCAAATTTAGCACGTTTATTTGGTGGTGTTATTGCTGAAGTATTCTTTGAGCAAATCTTCTACTGGCAAGATAAATCAGACTCGGAGCTTGGTGTATACAAAACTCAAGAAGAATTAGAAATTGAAACTGGTTTATCAAGAAAAGAACAAGAAACAGCTCGCAAATTACTCCGTGAAAAAGGTGTTTTAATCGAGACTTATAAACGTTTAGAGCATCGTCTTTATTACAAGATTGACTGTGACAAATTAGACGAATTATTAACAACATTGGCGAATGTACAAAACGAACATTCCCCAATGTCCGAAAGTGACATTCGGGAGTGCGACAAAGTGACATTCGTTAATACACTAGATTACTACACTAGATTACATACAGATAACCCCTTACCCCTTAACGGGGAATCTGCTAACGCAGAACATCCGGAAGTCGGAGGTGCGGACAAGCCGCACACTGGCAAAAAACAAAAATCAATCAGTGTTAATTATTCTGCAGTAGCAGAAACATACAACGCCTTGGTGAAAGAATTAAATTCAAATTTACCACTAATCGCTAATCCATCACAGTTAAGTGATAAACGCAAGAAAGCGATTAAGAAACTAGCTCAAGTGTTTATTAAACGATTTGAGATTGAGTCCGATGTAGAGTCCGCGCTTGGTGAATATTTCAAAGACTTCTTAAAGTCCGCCCCGAATTTCTACTTTGGCGAAAACAATCGATGCTGGAAAGCAGATTTTGAATACATCTTGAGAGAGACAACACTGGATAAAGTTTTAGAGGGGAATTGGTAATGGTAACGCAAGATAATAACTACAACCTAGAATACGGACTAATCAGCTCAATGCTAGCGACTGGATTAACTGCTCAAGCTCGTGAAGTGATTAGCTGGTTAGAACCAGAAATGTTCGCAACATACAATCTAGGTGCTTTATACGCAAACATTCGCAAACAAGCTCGTAAACACGATTTAATCGACTTCTTGCTGCTATCACAAGACTATGGTGAAAACCTAGCAACGTTAGCAGAAATGGCAAACGGTGCGACTTATGGCGGAAACCTTTTAGGTTATGCGGAAAAAATCCATTCTTCTTGGGTAAACCGTTCCGCTCAACAAACAATGCTTAAACTCGCTGGCGAAATGTCACAAGCTCGCAATGAAAGCCAAGTGAATGAATTAACTCAAAAAGCGTTAAATCAAATTCAAAAGCTCCTTGTCAGCAAAACAGAAATCAAACCTGTGGCAATGGGTGAATTAATGGATTCTTACATTGATGTACTAGAAAAACGCTCAAAAAGCGATTTTAAAGAGCGTTTACTTTACACAGGCATTGAGGCAGTGGATAACATTCTTGGCGGCATCAATTCTACTGACATCGTAGTGGTCGCTGGTCGTCCTGGTACAGGTAAAACAGAATTCAGCCTAACACTCACACGAAACATCGCTAAAAACAACGGCTCAGTATTGTTTTTCAGCCTTGAAATGGGAAATTTCCAACTAATCGACCGCTTGTTAAGTGCGACAGGTGGCGTTGGTGTTAAAAAACTCCGTAACCCTCAAGATTTAGACGATTTAGATTACAACCGTTTAACCAACGCAATCACCGATATTCGTGAGCAAAAAATTTACTTTGTAGACCGCGGAGGTTTATCAGCAGATGAAATCTGTGCGATTACAGAAAGACACCTTAGCGAAGTAGGCAGTTTATCCGCAATCGTGATTGATTATTTAGGCTTAATGGATCACAAACAAGCAAATAACATCAACCTAACCCAAGCTATCGCCAATTCAATGAGCAAGCTCAAAACATTTTCCAAGAATTTCAACATTCCGATTATTTTACTTTGCCAACTTAATCGTGAAGTAGATAGTCGAGCAATTAAACGCCCAGCAAACTCAGACTTAAGAGATTCCGGCTCAATCGAACAAGACGCAAGCCAAATCATTATGCTTTACCGTGAGGGTGCTTACAAATCCAATACAGATAATCCGTATTCAGAGGCAATCATCACGAAAAACCGTTTTGGTGAATTAGGCACTGCCTATATGAAATTTGAGGAAGGACATTTCTTAGACTGCGACCAAGCGAAAGCCTATCAAGAATTAAACGAAAAACCGCAACAAGCACCGAAAAGCTATGCGAAAAGTTATGGGAAAGGAGCGATTCAATGATAGGCAATAAACAATTCTTTCTCCGTTCAAACCAGGTGCGGTTGAATTGCATTGAATTTATCAAAGAACTGCCAACGGACGACAAAAAGCCGTTGGTGGTAAAAATCCAACCAATAACACGTTCGCTTGAGCAAAATTCAAAATTACACGCACTACTAAGCGATATTAGCAAACAGTGTGAATTTAACGGACAAAAGCGAGACATCGACACTTGGAAAATGATTATGGTATCAGCTCACAAAATCGCAACAGGTGGTAAAGCTGAAATGGTAATCGGTTTAGAAGGTGAAGTAATTAATCTACGAGAAAGCACTGCACAAATGGGCGTACAGCGATTAGCGAGCCTAATCGAATATATAACTGCTTGGGGCGTAGAAAATGGCGTTAAGTTTAATGATAAATGGGAGTTTTAAGCTATGAGAACGTTAATTTTATATTCAATCATCATCGGGTGCCTTGCTATTGGGTATTTTACAAAAGGCACGTTTGGGGTTTTAACTCTACTCTTGAGTATTTTGTCTTTTGCTCTAGGCGCTATTGCTTATAGCGATGTTGCAGCGGAAAAGGCTTTAAATGGCGAGCTTTTGGAAGTGAAAAATAAATATTACGAACTCAAATACGTTAAGGATAAAGTCGAATGAGAGAAGAAATAGCTCTAGCGGTAGTTCTCTTTGTAGTGGTGTTTGTGATTATTTGTTTTGTAAAGGGGGCAGACGATGAATGAGAAAGAATTAAAGATTTTAATTATTGCTTATGCCTGTGTGGTTATCGGGACAATCTTAATCATCGGCAAATGGTGGTGATATGAACAAGAAACCCAAGGAAACCAAATGCAAGGTATGCGGTTGTTACTTTGTCAAAACTATCAGCTCAACACAGAAAGTCTGCTCACCTAAATGTGCGATAGTTTTATCAAAAGAGCAGGCAAGAAAGAAAAAAGAGAAACAAGAGCGGTTAGAAACCAAGAAAAGAATGACCACACTTAAACAAAAAATCAAAAGCCGCTCCGAGTGGTTAGATGATTTACAAAGCTGGGTAAATAAATTCATTCGCTTGAGAGATAAAAATGAGCCTTGTATATCTTGCGGTCGCTATCATCAAGGACAATATCACGCAGGACATTATCGCAGCCGTGGAGCTTGTCCAGAGTTGAGATTTAATGAGGACAACATACACAAACAGTGTTCAGCCTGTAATAACTACAAAAGCGGTAATGCGATTGAATACCGAATAAATCTAATCAAGAAAATCGGAATTGAACGTGTTGAATACCTGGAAAGAAACGACCATCCACCATTAAAACTGACAATCGAAGAAATCAAAGAGCAAATTAAAATCTACAAGGCAAAAGTTAAGGAGCTTGAGAATGACTTATAGCGTTGAGCGAATTTTAGAAAAGTGGGGTAGTTGTTGGGGGCGTGACAGAATTGGAACAGAATATCCAAGCACAACAATCTCAATCCCTGTACTGCCGACCGCTAGAAAGGCTTATATCAAGTTCTTAACCGATGATGAGTGTTTAAAAGTAGAGACTCAAATAATTAACCTACACGATGACAACTTATTGCAATATCAAATCTTAATGGCTTTATATGTCCAACAAGCAAGCGAGAGAGAGATTTGCAATGCTCTTAATATCTCACCAGCTAAAATGTATAGAGAACGTGCGCAAGGCGTTAGATTTTTAAAAGGTGCTTTTGTTGCTGCTCAAATTAAATTCATGTTCTTAGATTGACACAAGATCCGAATAAGTCAAAAATGATTTGTTCGGATTTTTATTTTGAGACATGCGTCACAACATTTGAATCTAATCTATATTAAAATTAGACAATTTATTAAAACTAACAACAGGAGCCAAAAAAAAAATGAAAAAATTATTATTAATCTGCTCAATCGCTACGGTTATTACTGGCTGTGCTAACGAAGCACTAATCAAGGAAACACAATCAGGCAAAGCGGAGGCGGAATATCCAAATTACACGCAAGAGCAGGTAATTGATGCAATAGTTCAGTACTGTAACGGTAAAGGGTTCTCGATAGAAGAACAACAAAAGAATTTTGTAATCTGCTCAAAACAAATGACTGGTGGGACAGCCATTTTTACTCAAATGGCTATTGGTAATTCATACTCAACAACACCGCAGGCCAAGGCAAGATATTCGGTTGCTAAATACAAAAATGGCACTAAGGCTTGGGCTGAAGCATACGCAGAAACTCAAATGGCATTAGGTCAAGTGAGAAAAGAGCCTCTTGATGGCAATAAAACAAGAAACGAGCTACAAAGAGCATTAGACGATGGGATTAAAAATATTTTAAAAAATAATTAATAAAAGTATTGACAGCTTGCAAGTAAAATTGTAGTATAAAGTATAAGTTGCGGTTTTAGCGCGTAGCTAACGCAATAAGTAAATTTTATAGCCCTGATCGGAAACGGTCGGGGTTTTTTATTACCCAAAAACAGCTCACAGTCACGCGTGGGCTTTATTGCCCCGCAACAAATGGCGAGGTGGAGTATGAGAAAAATGCTAAAAGACGCAGGGAATCAAAGTATTTTTTGGTCTGGCTTTGGCGCATTCTGGGCGATGTATTCATTCCAAGAATGGCTAGCTATTTTTGGTTTGATTATTGGTTTAATCAGTGGTCTCGTTAATATGTACGCTAAATGCCAAGAGGGCAAAGTAAGAGAAAACGAAGAGCGCAGAGCAGAAGAAATGCACAAGGCAAGGATGAAACGATTAGAACGGGGGCTTGATGATGGTGTTGGGGAAGACTAGAAAGGCACTAGGCGCTTGCTCTGTTGTTGCAGTTATTGGGATTATGTACTCTCAATTTGGCAGCGAATTAAGATTAAGCCCAGTTGGAGCAGAAATAATCGGTAATGCAGAGGGTTGTATGGCAACTCCATATAAATGCCCAGCTGATGTGTTAACTGTTGGTATTGGCTCAACAGAATACTCTGGACAAAAAATAGAGCCTGGCAAGAAGTACACAAATGAAGAAATCGCATACCGATGGAAAAACGATATTAAACTTGCCGAATCGTGCGTGGATAGATACGCCAATGGCAGAACACTACCGCAATCTGTGTTTGATGCTATGGTATCTGTTACGTTTAATAACGGATGCGGTAATCTTAAAAATTCGACAATGTTTAAATTGATGCGAAACGGTAATTATGTTGCTGGGTGTAATCAACTTACACGTTGGGTTTATGCTGACGGGCGAAAGTTACAAGGCTTGATTAAGCGTAGAGAAAAGGAAAGAGCATTATGTTTAGCAGATTTAAAATCTACGCAATAGCAATCATCGCATTAACCATTTTGGGCTTGTGCGGTTGGATTTGGCACCAATCAAATAATATAGACGAACTAAGAGCCGAAAACCAAGTGCAAGCCCAAACCATTAAAAGCCAAGAGCAAGTCAATCAATCGTTAAAAGATACGATTGAGGTAGAGCGCCAAGCAGTAGAGCAACAGCGAGTTATTAATGATGAGATTAAACAAACAACACAAGACAAAGTGCAAGTGGTTCGAAAAATCATTAAGAGCCAACCTTGTTATAGCACTCGTATTAACGATGACGCTATTGAGTGGTTGCACTAATAAGGTGACAACTAAGACCGAATACATTTATCCGCCTCAAGCTTTCTTGACGCCTTGCGTGAAAACTCCATTTACCGGCAGTACATATGGTGAGGCGGTAGAGCATTTAATTGTAGTGCAAGGCGAACGAGATATGTGTGCTAGTCAAATCACAAACATTAACAAGTGGATTGAAAACAGTAAGGCAGGTAAATGATGGAAGTCGGAAGTATTGTAAAGCTCCGTAATGGAACATTATGTGATGTAGTTTATGAAACACAATTCGGTAAATGGTTATTGGTCGAAAAGACAGAAACAGAAGAACCGCCATTTAGTCACTGGCATAATGCCAATGGTACATTTTACGCAGACGATGAGAGTCAGTTAGATGTCATCGAGGTGATTGAATGATTGGTGGCGATAACTGCGGATGAATGAATTGTGATTGTAAGGTTTACATCATAACAAGACAAACAAAGGTGAGTTGAACAGCTCACCTTTTTTATTTGGTGGAACTATGCCAGCAAGAATACCTAAAGCATGTAGAAAGCAAGGCTGCAAGAATACAACAATCAACAGTAATGGTTATTGTGATGAACATCAAGGTTGTGGTTGGCAAAGACATCAGAAAGGAAAGACATCGTCTCAGCGTGGTTATGGTTCTCAATGGAGAAAAATAAGATCTGTTGTGTTAATGCGAGACAACCATCTGTGCCAAGAATGTTTAAAGCAAGGACGATTTGTAACAGCCACAACTGTTGACCACATAATCCCTAAGGCTCACGGCGGCAGTGATGACTTAACTAATTTACAAAGTTTATGTAATTCATGCCATAAATTCAAAACAGCGCGAGAACGCTTAAAATAACTTTTAAAGTGCGGTTGTTTTTGTAAGGGGAGGGGGAGGCAAAATCTCTACAGGTTTTGGCAGGAAAAACCGCCCCCCTAACTCAATTTTTACAACCGCGAAATTAAGATTTTAAAGGTAAGCCAAAATGACAGGAAAAGCACTCGTTTCAGGTAGGGGGCGAAAGCCTAAGCCGACAGCAGTGAAAGAGCGTCAAGGCAATCCTGGTAAGCGAAAATTAAATAAAGATGAACCGCAGTTTAGCGAATTTGATGAGCATACACCTCCGCCAGATGACCTAGACGAGAATGGCAAAACAATGTGGGTCTTTGTGTTAAAAGAGTTGATCCCACAAAAAGTATTACTCAAAACAGATTTGCAGACTGTTGCAAATTACTGCATTGCTTACCAAAACAGAAAGCAAGCTAATCGTGATATTGAGAAATTCGGTAGCGTAATTGAATCGGATGCAGGTATTAAACGAAATCCGGCTTTCACCACGCTAAAGGAAGCGATGGCTGATATGGCTAAGTTTGGCTCATTGCTTGGCTTAGATCCAAGTAGTCGCACTCGATTAGTGGGAAATGCCGATAATAAAATCGAGAATCCATTCGCGGAGTTAATGCAATGACAGATAATGTAAAAAAGGCAATTAAGTATGCCAAAGATGTTATTGCTGGCAAAATTCCCGCTTGCCGATTTATTGCAAAAACGTGCCAGCAGTTCATTGATGATTTAGAAAATCAAAGTGCGGTTAAATTTCCTTATTATTTTGATGAAGTTAAGGCCGAAAAAGCGTGCAAATTCATTCAATATCTGCCACACACAAAAGGCGAGTGGGCATCAAAACGACAAAATATCACGCTTGAACCGTGGCAACTCTTCATTATGGCAAATACTTTCGGGTGGTTGCGTAAAAGCGACAATCTGCGTCGTTACCGTGAAGTTTATGTTGAAGTACCCCGCAAAAACGGTAAATCAGCTATTTCTGCAGGTGTCGGCTTGTATATGTTCTGCATGGATAATGAGTTTGGTGCGGAAGTCTATTCAGGTGCAACCACCGAAAAACAAGCATGGGAAGTATTCCGTCCTGCTCGATTGATGTGTAAGAAAACCGATCTTCTTTGCTCAACTTTTGGTGTTGAAGTTAATGCCTCTAACTTAAACCGTCCTGCTGATGGTTCTCGTTTTGAACCGCTTATTGGTTCACCTGGTGATGGTGCATCGCCTAGTTGTGCGATAGTGGACGAATACCATGAGCATAAGAATGATGAGCTATATACCACAATGTTGACTGGTATGGGGGCGCGTAAACAACCGCTTATGTTTATCATTACGACTGCAGGTTATAACATCGAAAGTCCTTGTTATGACAAACGCAGAGAAGTGATCGAAAAGCTATCTGGCGCAATTCCGAATGATGAGCTATTTGGGATCATTTATACAATTGATGAAGATGATGATTGGACGGATGAAAGCGTATTACGCAAAGCGAATCCAAACTTTGATGTGTCAGTGTATGGTGATTACCTAATTAGTCAGCAAAACAAGGCAATTAATAATGCACGCCTGACCAATACATTCAAGACTAAACACTTGAATGTATGGGTGTCTGCGAAAGAAAGCTATTTCAACATGGTGAGCTGGGAAAACTGCAAGGATGAAACATTATCACTTGAAGATTTCCAAGGTGATGATGTTGTGCTTGGCCTTGATATGGCGCGTAAGCTTGATATGAACTCGCTTGTTAAAGTGTTTGCTCGGGTTATTGATGGTAAGCGGCATTATTATTGTATTGCCCCAGAATTCTTCGTTCCGGAAGATACTATCTATAACACTGATACCGCTTTAAAACGAGTGGTGGATAAATATCAAAAATGGGTAAATAGTGGACATTTAACTGCAACAGATGGTGCGGAAGTTGATTATCGAGAGATAGAAGAAGTCATCAAAGATACCAATCAAGAACATAGAGTTTCTTGTGTTGCAATTGACCCGCATGGAGCGATAGCAATCAGCCATAACTTAGCCGATGAAGGACTTAACCCTATAACCATTACACAAAATTACACTAATTTATCCGACCCAATGAAAGAATTGGAAGCGGCAATTGAATCAGGTCGTTTCCATCATGACGGGAATCCAATTATGACCTGGTGTATCGGTAATGTGGTTGGTAAGACAGTTCCAGGGAATGATGATGTTGTGCGTCCAATTAAAGAAATTCCTGAAAACAAAATAGACGGAGCGGTGGCTTTAATGATGGCAATCGGTCGCATTATGTTGAGCACTGATGATGAAAACTTTTTCCCAAATGAGGTATTGGAACTATGAGAACTGTCATTTTAGATCTTTTAGGTCTAACAGGCTTTGGCTTGATGTTTTATGGAGTGTATCTCAAATATGGGGCAGATATTGCATTAATTGGTAGTGGGGCATTATTACTGCTTTTAACTATTTTGGCATCGAGAGGTAAACAATGATTTTTGATAAATTATTTAGCACTCGTTCCCTGGAGAACCCAGCGGTGCCATTAAGTGCTGAATCAGCTTACGAAGAAATATTCGGAATGCAGCCGACTAAATCGGTTAGTCCTGATTTGGCAATGAAGTTATCTGCTGTTTATGCTTGCGTTTATGTGTTATCGAGCTCTGTCGCACAATTACCACTGCACGTTAAGTGTAAGAGCGGTGATAAAGTAGAAACAGTAAAAGATCATCCTGCATATTACCTTTTACATGATAGCCCTAACGCTTGGCAGACATCGTACAAATTACGTGAATATGCACAAAGTTCGGTTTTGTTGTACGGAAATGCTTATATCCATATTGTTCGTGATAAAAACGGTGGAGTTGTCTCGCTTGAATCATTAGAGCCGTGGAAAGTGCAGTTGCTTAAAAACGGAAGTCGCTATGTTTA